CGTGGGAGCACTGCGTGCCCGTAGAAGACGTGCCCGGCGAGCGGTGCTCGCTGGTGTTCCGCACCGCCACATCCTAAGGAGTGAATCAGGTGGCTCTCAGCGATCTTTACGTGGCGTCGTCCGGGTCGCAGTCGATCTCCGTGACGACCGCTGACCAGCCGATCCTGCTGCTGACCACGCCCGCGACCAAGCGGGTCAACATCACCGGCATCCGGTTCTCCATCGGCGCGACGAGCGCGGCGGCGAACAACGTGGTGACGGTGAAGCTGGCCCGGACGGCGAACTCGCCGACCGGCGGCTCGGCGGTGACGCCGCGGCCGCATGACCCGTCCGCGCCGGCGTCGCTGATGAGCAACACGTCGACGCCGTCGTACACGATCGCGCCCACGCTGGGGAACATTCTCGGCTGGTGGACGGTGCCGCAGACGTCCGGGTCGATGTGGGAGGAGTTCCCGCCCGGCGGGCAGGAGTGGATGATCAACGTGTCCACGTCGGTGTGCGTGTTCGTGACCCTGTCGGTGGGCACGGCGACGCCGATCTTCTGCGACCTGGTCTGGTCTGAGTGATGCGCCGGCTCTCCGCTGCCGCGGTGCTCGCCGCGGCCGTGCTGGTGCTCGCCGTCCCGGCTGCCGCGCACGCTGGCAACGATAAGGGCGCGTCGTGTGCCCTGTCGGTGGACGCGGGCGGGTTCCTGCATGCCACGGGCAGCGGCTTCACCGCCGGCGAGTATCAGTATGAGATTTACGCGGTCCCGTCCGGCGCGAGCGCGGGGGGCGGCCAGTTGTCCCCCGCCGCAGGCGGGACACTCGATTGGGGCAGCCCGGACCCGGTCACGTTCTACCTGGGTGTCTACCCGGGCACGACGGGCCTGACTCTGAGCATCTACGGGCTGCACTCCGGGCTGCGCGACCTGGTGGCCTCTTGTGACCTTGCCCCGTAAATGTGGACCTGGCCAGTATCGCCGGACTGGAGGCCGAATGGCTGACACGCCCCCAGGCTGGGCGGTCCGGCGACGCGGAATGCTATGGGTGGGAGCCGTACAGCCTGGCTGAGTTCGCCCGGCTGCTTGATCTGGCGGTTCCCCGCGTCCCGGTAGCGTCGTTCTTGGGGGTGGGCTGCGGGATCGGCACCAAGTGTCTGCTGGCCGCCTCACGCGGGCTGGCGGTGGAGGGGGTCGAGCGGCTGCCCGTGCTGGCTGCGGTGGCGCGGGGCCTGGGGGTCACGGTGCATGAGGCGGACGCCCGCACCTGGGACGGCTACGGGAACTACGGGATCGTCTACGTCAACTGCCCGCTCAAAGATGAAGACGCGGAGGCGGTGCTGGAGGCCCGCATCCGGTCGCTGATGGCACCGGGCGCGGTGCTGATCAGCGTGAACGACTGCGGCGCGCCGCCCGGGTGGGACGCGGTAGCCGATGAGCGAGACGCCTTCCGGGGTGTGTACGTGAAGCCAGGCGGCTGACATGGCGTTCACGCATGTCGCGGACAGCGGCGGATTCGTCAGCTCTGGCAGCACCTATACGCCTACCGCCGGGAACCTGCTGGTCCTGGCGATTGTCGATACCGGTAACAGCACACAGCCGTCCTACACGGTGGCTTCGGGATGGGTGCATGTCGCCGCCGCCGACGCGCTGGTCTCCACCAGTCCGTTCGCTAACAGCCAGATCTGGTATTACCCGAACGTCCCCGCCGGCACGCTCACCGTCACCTTCACCGGCGGGGGCGCTCCCCAGGGCGCGATCGTGGAGTTCTCCGGCGGCGGCACCGCCCCCGTCCCGGACGTCTCCGGCACCGCAGCCAGCGGCAGTACCGTCACCAGCCTGGCGATAGCGACCAGTTCCGCCACGACGGCGCAGCATGACTGCGCAGTGGCGGCCGTCAGTGTCAACTACGCCTCGGCGACCAAGACGACCCTGTCGGCGGGAACCGGGTTCACCGAGTTCGCGTCCCAGAACCAGGGTGTCAAAACCCAGGGCCACATCGCCGCCGACTATAAGGCGGACACGGGGACGTCGCTGGCGGTTGTCACCGACACGGAGGCGTTCTCCACCGCCGCTGGCCCGGTGGCCGCGTCGATCTGCACGTTCATGGCGGGGTCGGCCGCCACGGTGCCGTATACGGTGTCCCCGAAGCCGGGGGTGTTTACCCGGCTGGCCGGCCGGGCGCGGCTGGGCGCGCGGGCCGCGCTGGCGGCGGGCCTTCTGGCCGGCGCCCCGGCGCCGGTGCCGCCCGCCCCGGCGGCACCCGCCCGGCCGCAGCCGGCCATCCAGCACCTGGCGCCCCACCGGGCGATCCCGGTAGCCAGGGGCATCGCGGCGAAGACGACCCTGTCGCCGCAGCCCTCGTCGGTGCCGCCGTCCAGGCCGCAGCCGGCCATCCGGCACCTGCCCCCGCACCGGGCGGTGTGGCGCGGGCGGCTCGCCCCGGCGCAGCCCTCCTACCTGACGGCGAAACTGCCGCCTACGGCGGTGTCGCCCCGTCCCGCCCACCGCGCCCTCACCAAGGGTGTCCTGGCGAAGACGACCCTGTCGCCGCAGCCGTCCATCGTCTTCCCGCTGCCGCAGCCCGTCCCCGTCCGGCACCCCGGCCCGCACCGGATCCTGTGGCGCGGCGTCGCAGCCCCGCCGCCCGCAGCAGCAGCCGCCGCCGTGGCGCCCACGCCGCCGTGGCGCCCGCAGCCGCGCAGCCCCGGCCCGCACCGGGCGCTTGGCAAGGGTGTCCTCGCGCCGGCGCAGCCCTCCTACCTGGCGGCGAAACTGCCGCCGTCGGCGATCTCGCCCCGCGCAGCCCACCGGGCCACCGGCAAAGGCGTCCTCGCCAAGACGTCGCTGGCCGCGCAGCCGCCGTCCGTGCCACCGGCGAGGCCGCAGCCCGCGATAGCCCACCCGGCGCCGCACCGCGCCACCGCCAAGGGCATCCTCGCCCCCCCGGCGGCGCCGTACTTGACGGCGACACTGCCGCCATCGGCGGTGTCTTCGCGGTCGCCGCACCGGGCTACCGGCAAGGGCCTCCTCGCCGCAACGACCCTGTCGGCGCAGCCGTCCCGCGTCCCGCCACCCCCATGGCGGCAGCCGCCCGCCCCGCGGCCGCCGCACCGGGCGGCATGGCGGGCCGTCAGCGGCCCCGCGCCAGCCGTCATCGTGGCCGCGGCCACCCCGCCGGCCAGGCCGCAGCCGGCCATCCAGCACCTGGCGCCCCACCGGGCGATCCCGGTCGCTAAGGGCATCGCGGCGAAGACGACCCTGGCCGCGCAGCCCTCGTCGGTGCCGCCGCCCGCGTGGCACCCGCAGCCGCGGACTCCAGCCGCCCACCGGGCCGCGTGGCGCACGCTCGCCGCGTCACCACCAGCCGGGGTGCCCCCGTCACGGCCGCGACTGGTCACGAACCGGCCACTATCGCCGCACCGGGGCATCTGGCGGGTCATAGCCGCGCCACCGCCTGCCGTTGTGACGGTTACGGCCACGCCGCCGTCCCGGCCTCAGCCGGTCACGAACCGGCCGCAGGCACTCCACCGGGGCACCGGCAAGGGTGTCCTGGCCGGCGCCACGCTGGCCGCGCAGCCGTCCCGCGTCCCGCCACCCCCGTGGCGCCCGCAGCCACGCACCCCCGCACCACACCGGGCCACCTGGCGCACGCTCGCCGCGCCACCACCAATAGGCGCGTCTCCATCACGGCCCAGGCCGGTCACGAACCGGCCACCCGCGCCGCACCGGGCCACCGGCAAAGGCGTCCTCGCCAAGACGACCCTGGCCGCGCAGCCAGTATCTGTGCGCGGGCCGCAATGGCGGCAGCCGTTCGCGCCGCGGCCGCCGCACCGGGCGATCTGGCGCCAGGTAGCTGGCCCGGTGCCACCGCCCCCGCCGTTCCTGGTCGCCCGGTCGGCGCCCACGGTGACCGCGCCGGGCACCTCGGCGGCCACGGTCACCGACCCGCGCGACGGCGCACGGTCGGTCACCGCACTGGCCACCGCCGCGCCGTCGGTAACCGACCCCCGCGACGGCACCCACACAGTCACTCCATCCGGCACCTCGAGCCCGGGAGTCACATGAAGCGTGTTCTGATCACTGGCGGCGCCGGCTTTGCAGGGCATCATTTGATCGAGCATCTTCTCACCACGACCGGCTGGGAGCTGGTGGTCCTTGACGGGCTCACCTACGCGGGCCGCCCGGACCGTCTCACGGACTGCGCGGGGTATGACCCGGGCCGGGTGAGCCTGCTGTGGCATGACCTGCGCGCCCCGGTGCATCCGTGGCTGGATGAGCGGATCGGCGCCGTGGACGCCGTGCTGCACCTGGCCGCGGAGTCGCATGTGGACCGGTCGATCACCGGCCCGGCGCCGTTCGTCCGCAACAACGTGGATGTGACGCTGACCATGCTGGAGTGGGCCCGGGCCCGCGGCGGTGATCTCACCCACTTCGTGCAGGTGTCGACGGACGAGGTGTACGGCCCGGCGGAGGAAGGCGCCGCGCACGCCGAGTGGGCGCCGGTCATGCCGTCGAACCCGTACTCGGCGAGTAAGGCGTGCCAGGAGGCCATCGCGTTCTCCTACTGGCGCACGTTCGGCCTGCCGGTGGTGGTCGTGAACATCATGAACATGTTTGGCGAGCGCCAGAGTGCCGAGAAGTTCGTGCCGCTCGCCACTAGGGCCGTCCTCACCGGCGCCGAGGTGCCGCTGCACGGCCGCTGGAACCCGGGGATGGCCACGGCGGCCGCGCGGCTGGAGCACTGGCAGCCGTCATCCCGGTGCTGGCTGCACGCCCGCAACTTCGCCGACGCGCTCCGCTGGGTACTCACCGAAACCACGCCCGCCGTGTTCCCTGCTGCGGACCGGCCGGACCGGTGGCACGTCGCCGGCGATGAGAAGGACGTGCTCGCGGTGGCGGAACTGATCGCGGAGGCGGCCGGGAAGCGGCTGCGTTACCAGTGGGCGGACTACCACTCCTCCCGGCCGGGCCATGACCACCGGTATGCCCTGGACGCCTCGAAGATCCACGCGGCCGGGTGGAAGCCGCCGGTCGGCTTCGCCGAGTCGCTGGAGCGCACCGTCCGCTGGTTCGCCGCCCACCCCGCCTGGCTGGAGCACTGATGAGCGCGACCGTCTTCTACGCCGCCGGGGACGAGTTCGCCACCCTTCAGAACGTTTTCAAGGTCAACGGCGTACCGACGGACGCGACGACCGTCACGCTCACAATTGCCGACCCCACCGGCGCCACCAGCACGCCCTCGGTGACGCATGTCTCCACGGGCACCTATTCGGCGAACGTGGCCTGCACGATCGACGGCGTCTGGGTCTACACCTGGGACGGCACCGGCACCGCCACCGACGTCGTCAAAGGCACCTGGACCGTCGGCCCCTCAGCGCTGAGCCAGAACTACTGCACAACTGAAGAACTGAAGTCCCGCCTGGGCATCACCGACACCGCTGACGATTTCGAGTTGGGCCTGGCCGCCGCGGGCGCGTCCCGGGCGATCGACGAGATCACCGGCCGGTACTTCTGGCGCGGCACCGACACGCGGACGTACATCCCGGAGTCGATCTCCCGCCAGTCCCTCGACGACCTGGTGTCGGTGACGACGCTGAAGGTGGACCGGGACGGCGATGGCGTCTTCGAGGAAACCTGGACCCAGGGCACCGACTACGCGCTCGAGGTCGCGCCGGGCAAGTACAACGCGGCGGCGAAGGGCGAGGCGTGGCCGTACACGGCGGCGGTAGTGATCACCGGAGGGAAGCTGGTCCCGTTCGTGTGGATGTGGAGCCACTTGGACCGCATCCAGGTCACCGGCGTCTTCGGCTGGGCCGCCGTTCCGCTCAACGTCAAAAACGCCTCGCTAATCGCGGCGGCGCAGATCTTCCGCATCAAGGACGCGCCGTTCGGTGTCGCTGGGTTTGGCGAGTTCGGGGTGGTCAGGGTGCAGCAGAACCCGCAGGTGATGTGGCTGCTGCACCGGTACATCACCGGCCAGCGGGTCGGCGTCTGACCTCAGCCGTACGTGTGATCCACCATCCAGCCAGCCAGCCAGATCAGGCCAAGCGAAACCGGGAACGCCGCGAACGGCGTCCACCAGATCAACCCAGAGGCAACCCACGCCGTAAACGGCAGAATCACCGCGATCACGCACAGGAGCGCCTCATGGAACCTCATAGGGAAGGATGGTAGTGACGCAGCCTGATTTTCCTACGGTGCGGCAGGCCATCGCCGCCTACCTCACGTCCTCGATCGGGCTGCGCGCGACAGCGAACCGGTTCGGCGCGGTCAACCCGCCGATGGCCGTGGTCGCCCCGCAGACCGGCAGCCTGATCCGCTATGCGCAGACGTTCGAGAACGAGACGGACTACACGCTGCGCGCGATCATCCTCGTGTCCGAGGGCGACTCGGCCAGCGGCCAGGACGCCCTCGACGGCTACCTGTCCCCGGTGGGCACCAACAGTGTGCACGCGGCGGTGCAGCGCGACCCGACCCTGGGCGGCCAGGTGTCGTACTGTGCGGTGATCGAAGCGACCGCTTACGGCCTGATGAACTGGAACGGCGTGGACTTCCTTGCCTGTTCGCTGATCCTGAACGTGGGGACCTAGACCGGCCCCCAGTGCCACGTCTGGGTGCCGTCTGGGGCGGTGGTCACCGATGCGCCCGCTGGCATGAAATCCGCTTCATGCCCGGCATTAGGAACAATGCCGGTCTTCCCGCAGTGACCGCAGGTCACATAGCTGCCGTGTTCTACGCGGGCCTGTGGGGACGCGCAGGTGCAGCTAGGGCAATGCGGCGCCTCCCACCAGGGCGCGCTCACTGACGTGGCCCGGCAGATAGCGAAGCCGCCATCCGAATGAAAGACGGTCAGCGTGTCCATGGATAGAGCGTAATGCGCTGGCTGGTTGGCCACCCTGGGCCCAGCTTCTCGGTGGCGGACATGTTCACGGGCTGGGTGGAGGCGCTCGCCGGCCTCGGCGAAGAGGTGTACACCTACGAGCTGGACCGGCGGCTCCAGCTGTTCGACGCCGCGCACATCCCCCTCGGCGAGGTCGCCGACGACGGCGCGACGACGGTACGCAAAGCGGTCACCCGGGAGGACGCCGTCCGCATGGCCGGCGAGGGAATTCTGTCGGCGGCGTTCCAGTCGTGGCCGCACGTGGTGCTGCTGATCAGCGCGTTCTTCGTGCCGCCGCTGTACCTGGACATGTTCCGCGACCGCGGCATGAAGGTGATCCTGCTGCACTCGGAATCCCCCTACCAGGATGACGAGCAGCTGGCCCGGGCGGCGCACGCGGACCTGAACCTGCTGAACGACCCGGTGAACCTGGACACCTACCGGAAGCTCGGCCCGGCGCACTACATGCCCCACGCCTACCGCGAGCACGTGCACTACCCGGACCCGGCCGCGCAGAAGATATGGGACTTCGCGTTCGTCGGCAGCGGGTTCCCGTCGCGGGTGGCGTTCTTCGAGCAGATGAGCCTGAACGGCCTGGACGTGCGCCTGGCGGGCCCGTGGATGGACGTGCCGGAGGACTCGCCGCTGCGGCAGTACGCCGACCCGAACCCTGACGGCTGCATCGGCAACGAACTGACGGCGGACATCTACCGGCAGTCCCGCACGGGCCTGAACCTGTACCGGCGCGAGGCGGAAGCCGCGCACCTGGGCGAGGGCTGGTCGTGCGGGCCGCGGGAGATCGAGATGGCCGCGTGTGATTTGTGGTTTGCGCGGGACCCACGGCCGGAGTCGGACGCGCTGTTCGGGATGCTGCCGGCGTTCACGGACGCGGCGGAGGCGGGTGAGCTTCTCCGGTGGGCCCTCAAGCACCCGGAGGATGCGGAAGAGGCGGCGGCGAAAGCCCGCGCGGCGGTAGCTGACCGGACGTTCACCAACCACGCCAGGAAGCTCCTGGCAACGCTCGACAACTAGGAGAAGACGTGGTCAGGCACCATGGGCGTAACGGGTCCATCTATTTGTCGGTGACGAACGGCGCGCTGCCGTCGCCGTGCGCGTTTCAGGCGTCGTGGACGCTGAACAAGGTGGTGGCCAAGCAGGACGTGACCGCGTTCGGCGATCAGAACCTTGTCTACGTGTCCGGCCTGCCGGATTCAAGCGGGGATTTCGGCGGGTTCTGGGATGACGCGACCGCGCAAACCTACTCGGCGGCGACGGACGGCCTGTCCCGCAACATGTACCTGTACCCGGACCTGCAGAACACCCCGAACGTGTACTTTTTCGGGCCGGTGCTGCCGGACTTTTCAATTGACGGCTCGATCTCTGGCGCGGTGAACTTCAAGTCGACGTGGAACGCCGCGGGGCGCATCTGGACCTATAACCCGAACTTGGGCGGCATCAGCTAGGCGCGCACCCGGTTGCCGCGGATGGCCAGGATGATCCACGCCGGCGCCCACAGGCCTGCGGTGAACACGGTGAGCAGCAGGTGCAGGATGTGCTGGCTGGTGGTGAGCGGCACATGCCGGGCGCGCGGCACTTCGGGCCCGGCGCCGGCGGGCTGGCCGTAGCGCGTTTCGACGTCGGCGGTGGTCTGCTGGCGGCTCTGCCACCATTCCCCGATCCCCATGCGGCAAAGGTAACTCAATGGCGGATGTTGCGGAAGGCGCGCGGCGTCTCGCGGACCTGGCGAAGAACCTGACGCTGGTCGGTGAGGGCGAGCTGCGCGCGGAGCTGTACAGGGCGCTGGATGAGGCGGCGCAGCCGCTGGCGCGGGAGATCAGCAATGTGACGCATCTGCGCGCGGACATGCCGGACCGGTACGCGGACGTCCTGGCGAAGGATCTGAAGATCGCCGTGTCCAAGAAGACGGGCGGCGCGGAGCCGGGGGTGACGCTGCTGATCCGCGCGCCGACGTTCGGCCGCGGCGGCCGGAAGGTCATCCAGCGCAACGCCGGGGTGATCACGCATCCGCTGTTCGGCAATAAGCGGCGGTGGTTCGTGCAGACGGCGGGGATGCGCGCGGGGTTCGCCGACAGCCCGGTGGAGCGGGCGGCGCCGGCGGTGCGCGAGAAGGTCGCGGAGGCGATCCGCCGGGTGGAAGCCAGGGCACTAGGGAGGTAGCGGGTGAAGGTCAGCATCGCCGGGGAGCATTTCGAGTTCGATCCGCAGCGGAAGCTGATGAAGGAGATGCTCGAGCTGGAGGAGGCGACGGGCATCCCGTACGGCCAGTGGGAGGCCGGGATCGCGTCGGGGTCGGCTAAGTCGCTGGGCGCTTTGGCGTGGCTGCTGTGGCACCGCGCGGGCCGCGCGGTGAAGTGGGCCGACATTGAGTCCGGCGCGGTGGAGCTGAACCTGGCCGATATCGAGTTCCACCGCGACGAGGAGCCGCCGGACCCTACCGTCCCGCCCGCGACCCCGCCAGCCTCAGCTACGACAAAGGCCGCTACCTCGGGGCGTTCTGCGAAATCGGGATAAGACCGTGGGAGATCGGCCTGCTGACGGTGGATGAGTTCGAAGGCCTGGTCGACTATCTGGAGGAGCGGAGGGGCGGCTGATGGCCGAGTCGATCTCCGTTGACCTCAACGCCCGTGATAACGCCTCGTCCGCGTTCCGGTCGTCTGGGCGGTCGGCGGCGGACGCGGCGGTCAAGTACGACCTGGCCGCCGCGTCGCTGAAGGTTTACAACGACGTCTCGGCGAAGTCGGCGAAGGCGGACGCGACCAGCGTGGCGGCGCTGCGGTCGCATACGAAGGCAACGGCACTGCTTGCCGACGCGGAGCGTGTCCTCGGCGGCGAGGCCACCAAGACGACGCGGCTGATGGCCGACTCGGGCCGCGCGGTGGACGACGCGGGAAAGAAGGCCGCGGGCGCGGCGGGGTTCTTCTCCAATCTCGCCGGCGGCGGCGCGGGCGCTGGCGCGACGGGGATGGGTGCGCTGATCGGCGCGGGTGTGGCGCTGTCCCCGGTGATCGCCACCGTCGGCGTGGGGCTGGCCGGTCTCGGCGCGGCCGCGTACGGGATCGCGAAGCCGATCGAGAACGCCGCGCAGAAGGCCGGCGGCCTGGCGAAGAACATGCAGCTGCTGAACCCGGAGCAGCAGGCGGTGGCGCGCGGCATCCTATCTCTCGGCAAGGACTTCGCCGTCTTCCAGCAGCAGCTGCAGCCGGCGGTGCTAGGTGATTTCTCCGGCGGCCTGCGGCTGGCCGCGACACTGATGCACGACGTGGAGCCGGTCGCGGTGGCGACGGGGAAGGCCATCGGCGGCCTGCTGGGCCAGATTGACGCTGAGTTCAAGTCCCAGACGTGGCAGAACTTCTTCGGGTTCATGGCGTCGAACGCGGGCCCGGACGTGAAGCTGCTCGGCGGCCTGTTCGTCAATCTGACGAACGCGCTGCCGCCGCTGCTGACCGCCTTGCAGCCACTGGCGACGGAGCTTCTCAAGGACGCCTCCGGCGCGGCGGCCCTGATCGGTGACATCGGGACGCTGACGGTCAAGCTCGAGGATCTCGGCAAGGGCACCTACGCCGCAGGCCAGTCGGCCGAGCACACGGGCGGTGTCCTGGGATTCCTGGCGAACGCGACCAAGGATGCGTTCGGCCGGCTTGAGCCGGGGATTCCGCTGCTAGGCAACCTGCAGCAGAAACTCCAGCAATATGCGGACCAGTCCCAGCGGGCGGCCCTGGCGTCCGGCAAGCAGGCCGCGGCCATGACCGCCCTCGACAACCGGGTCACGCACACGCGGGCGGCTACGGCCGGCCTGATCCACCCGGTCGGCGCGGTCGCCGCCGGGTTCACCACCGCGTCGGCTGCTTTCTACGACGCGCAGCACAACGCCAAGCTCGCGGAGATCACCGTGCGGGGCCTCGCCGATGCCGTGCAGCACCTGAACACACAGCTGGCCAACGCGATAAACCCGAACCAGACGTTCAACCAGGATCTGATCAACACCGTCACCGCGGCGGCTGCTGCGGAGAAGGCGCTCGACGGGACGAAGGACAAGATCGGGCTGAACACGGCCGCGCAGCGGACGGCGTTCGGCGCGCAGCTGGCCTACATCGGGAACCTGGTGACGCTGGCCAAGGACGCCGGCACCAGCCGCGACAAGCAGCAAGAGGCGACGGCGGCGATCCAGAACGCCCTGCCGCAGCTCAAGAACGTCTCCGGCGGCACCAAGCAGTACTGGCAGGAAGTCCGCACCCTGATCGGCTACCTGGACCACCTGCGCCAGGAAAAGGCCATCGCCGAGCTGATCCACATCAGCGCCGCGGGCACGTGGTCCATCGCGCCGAGCAAGAAGCTCGGCCTGCCCGGCGGCACCGCTGGCGGCCCGTTCCCGCAAGCGGCCGGCGGCCTGATCCCGGGCGCGGGGAACGCCGACAACTACCCGGCGCTGCTCACCCCGGGTGAGGTGGTGGTGCCGAAGCCGATGGTGAGCGCCGGCGCGGTGGATCACCTGCGCGGCAGGCTGCCGGGTTTCGCCGCCGGCGGCCTTGTCCCGTCCTACACCGGGCCGGTGGCCGGGCTGCCGCCATGGACGAACCGGGACCTGAACGCGACCCAGTCGGCGCTCACCGCCGAGATCGGCGGCATGATGGCCGCCGCGTTCAAGGCGGCGAACGCCGCCCGCGAGGCCGCGGCGCTACGGGTGGCTGGCGGTTCTGGGGGGCCCGCGTCCGGAACGGTGCGGCAGGAGCAGGCATACGCGGCGTCGCTGTTCCGCTTCTACGGCTGGGGCCCCAGCCAGCTCCCGCCGCTGATCGCCTTGTGGAACGGGGAAAGTAGCTGGAACAGACTCGCCAGAAACCCTACGAGCGGCGCGTTCGGTATACCCCAAGCCTTGCCGCCAGGGAAGATGGGCGCGCTCGCCGCATCGGGTAACGCCGCCGCGCAGATCCGCTGGGGCGAGGGCTACATCCATTCCGTGTACGGGACGCCAGCGAACGCCTACGGCACATGGCTGTCCCGCTCCCCGCACTGGTACGGCGATGGCCTGGCCAACGGCGTGTTCACGAAGCCCACGCTGATCGGCGTCGGGGAACGCGGCCCGGAGATGGTGAGCGTGACCCCAGCTGGCCACGCGCAGCGGGTTGTCCTGGAGATCGCGCCGGGCGGTGAGGGCGCGCTGACGGACGCGCTGCTGCAGGTTTTGCGCAAGCAGGTCCGTATCAAGGGCGGCGGCAACGTCCAGCTAGCGCTTGGGCGCCCGTGACGCCTTGTGGCGCTGGCGCTGAACGACAGCCCACCAGATAGATGTCGCCAGGATGCCCAGGTGCAGGACGTCTGACCAGTACTGGCCGCGCAGCAGTACACCGGGCCAGCGGGCGATGAGGTAGACGTCCCCGGCTGCTGCCAGCACACACGTCAGGGCGAGTAGCCGCACCTTCATTCCGCCAGTGTCCCACGCGAGGAGCTGACCCCCATGCCCGATGACGACGATGACGCAGCGCCGGAGGACGTGGAGGTCATCTGTTCCGGCGGTATCACGATCCCCCCTCTAGGAGCTGGGAATGGCGAATAACCCGCTGCCCTACGACGCCACCGTGATCGCGGCGGTGAACGCGGTGACGGCGCTGCTGAACAGCGGTTTCATCCGGATCTATACGGGCGCGCAGCCCGCTTTGAACGGTGCGGTGACGGGGACTTTGCTGGCGACGATGACGTTCGGCGCGACGGCGTTCCCGGCGGCGACCGCGGCGGGCGGGACGGTGACGGCGACGGCGAACGCGATCACCTCGGGCACGGCGGGCAACACCGGGACGGCGGGGTATTTCGCGCTGGTGAAGTCCGACGGGACTACCGTGGTGGGCACCGGCAGTGTCGGCACTTCTAATGCGGACCTGAACCTGAACACGCTGACGATCACGTCGGGGAACACGGTGTCGTGCTCGTCGTTCCTTATCACGCAGGCGGAGACCTGATGGGGAAGCTGAGCGCGTACGCCGCGCTGGCGCAGTCGGCCACCGCCGACCAGCTGCTGATCCTGGACACCTCCGACACGACGATGTCCGCGCAGGGCACGGAGAAGAAGATCTCCGTGGGGACGCTGCTGCCGTACTACGTGATAATGCCCACTGGCGACACCTCCGGCGCCAATGACACGGCGGCGATCAGCGCGGCGATCACCACACTGGACGCCGGCAACGTCGGCGGGACGATCATGCTG